GTTCCGTCATTTGGTAACACTTTAAATCAATCTGAGGTTGCTTGTATTGGTGATTTAACAACAGGTAACAATACTAAAGTTGATTTAACATCAAACCCTAGTGTTTATAATGGTTCGGTTAGAACTTTATGGTCAGCGCCTAACTATGGATATTTCGATGCTAATCAAATTGCATACCCTCAACCGGATTCTTATATTAATTTAATTAATAGTGGTGAAACACAATCTCCATTATACTTTTTGAATGGAGATAATTACACTAAAATTGAAGAGATATTTTCAGTTTTTGATAAAAAAATATTAGATTCATTTGAACAGGAGTTTTTAAATTTTAGTAAACCAATTACTAATAGTTCAACAGGTGCGGAAGTTTCTCAGTTTGAAACATCGGTAGTTCAAGTTAATGCAACATTTAGAAATTTCCAATCATTATTTAGAAATTTAATGACGGTACCTGCTCAAGGAAATGGTGTTTTGGACCCTGAATATTTTTCTAAAATCATTGATGTTCAATATAATATTTTCCAAGCGGGTATTAAAGATTTTATGAATTATGATATCTTATTTAGATATGGTAATCCGTCAAATTATAAAAGAAGAATTTTTGATTCATATCTTTCACATAATAACGCGCAAAAAGTTGTTGACCCAATTCAATTCCAACCATATGTAAAAAACACATTACCGACTAAAACAAGTACATTAAGTCTTAGCCAGTCTCAATCGTTAAATCCAAATGCTTGGATTGCTCTTGAAACCGAAGTTGGGTTCTCAACGATAAATAATGTTAGATATAGTAGTACAGGTTCATATATTACAGATTTCTTTATTGATAATAATATTTTATTCTCAGTTGAGAATGTTGTATTATTGGCACCAATTATTAAAATGTACGCAACTCAGAAGTTGAAAAATCCGACTACAACAGTTGCTCAGTTCCAAGCTCAAATTAACCAATACCTAACTAGTGAGAGTGTGTTACAAGATAATTTTTTAAATCTTGTTTTAGATGGTGTTAGAAGAGATTTACCGGACCAACAACAATTACCTGAAAAAACCATTCAAAGTGTTATTGATGGACAACAAAGTAAAGTTGAGAATTACGAGGTATTCAAAGCATTAAATGATAAATGGATTGCGGGTGGAGATTACAAAACTAAAACATTATTTGAAGATATCTTATTTTTGGATAGAGCGTCAAGAAATATTGGTGATACTATCTTATTGGATGTTTTTGAGATGAGGAGTATGTTTAGTGAGAAATCTTTAAACGAAACCATGAGTGTTTATACGTTTATTAGTGGATTATTGATTAAGAATAATTTTACTGTAATGAACCTACCTGCTTACATTAATTTTTATAATGTTCAGGATGTTGATGGTACAACAATACCAAATAGAGCTGAAGGGTCATTAGAGTTTGCCAATAGTTTATGGGGAACATTTTTAGATGTTGATTATCGAAAATCAAGTTCTAAAATGGTTTGTTTTTATGTTGGGAAACCATCTCAATATTTAGATTTACCAAAAGGTAATTTTAGATTTAGAGATGATGGATTTAATATGAGTCGTGCCTCTGAAAATCCTTTGATTGAAAATCAAGTTGGTAAAAAAGATTGGGGGGTTTCAAATAAATGTGTTGGGTTTACCGTTGATATTGGAGTAAGAAATCAAAATGTATTTTACTCGTTCTCTGTTTCTCAAGATAATGGTACTGCAACTTCTGAATCAATTGCAACACAGATAAATATGGTTGACCAAGCTTCAGGTAAAAATGTTGCAACACAAAATGCGGGTTTGTATAATCTTTATAAACAAAGAAGTTATAAATGTTCTGTTGTTTGTTTAGGAAATGCTTTATTACAACCAACGATGTATTTTAATTTAAGACACGTTCCAATGTTTAATGGTCCATATATGATACAGCAAGTTTCGCATTCAATACAGCCTGGACAATTCCAAACTCAATTTGAGGGTATTAGACAAGGAGTGTATGATTTACCTGCAATTGATAGTTTTATTCAAAGTATTAATCAAAATTTATTAACAAAAGTTGAGGAACTTCTTAAAATTAAAAAAGATACTATTAACGTATTAAGTGCGTCAACCGAATCTAATAAAACCAATAATACTGTTCAATCTGCGAATAATACAAAAGGTGCACCAAATGAATGCGAAAGTCAGGTACTTCCAATTTATTTGTCTAAAAAATATCAGGCAACTAATGCGGTTCTTACCAAAATGACTGAAAAAGAATTTGCTGATGTTCTTAAACGAGTTATGCCAAATAACCCTGAGTTAGCAACAATTATTTATTGTATTGCGTATCTTAGAACTTTCCAAAAAGATAGTAATAGTAAATTAGGTGTGTTTAATGGTTGGAATTATAACTTTGCGACCGCTCCATTAAATGTTGATTACGGTCAAATTGACGGCACATTCCTTAGTACATATTCTTGTGTAAATCTTAATCCAAATGCGTCAACTAAAGGAACAACACCTGTTGCCAATTTTGCATCAGTTGATACGTTTGTATCGTTTATGACCGCTAGATTACAGGAAAGAGTTCCACAAGTATTGACCTTAGGTCTTGTTAAATATTATGCTTGTTATTGGCCGGTTAAAAATGTTAGTGAAGCAACTTATGATTCACATACTAAAGAATATACTGAAACTAAAGAAACATTTGATAAAGCGTTAACCTCGGCACTTAGTGTAGGTGTTGCAACTAAAGCGATTGTTGAGGATTTAAAAAATATTATTAATAAAGTTGAAAGTCAAGGTACTACAAATGGTGTTCCAAATACTGCGGCGGTTACCTCACAATTAGCATGTCCACCAACATCAATTACTTCATTCTCTCCTTTATCAGGTAATACTGGAACTATAGTTCAAGTTAATGGAGTTAGTTTTAATGGTACAACCTCAATAACTGTTAATGGGGTTAGTGTTCCTGCAACAGGATTCACGGTATTTAATAATACAACATTGAGATTTAACACACCAATAATTGGAACGGGTACTGTGGTAAATAAAGGTAAGATTGTTATTGTAACGCCTAATGGTACCGTAACAAGTACTAATGATTATACATTTGACCCATCAATCACTGCGTCATCAGCTGCATCTCCGGGTGGGTATGAAAACCCACAAAATCAAACTGTAAATGCAACTCAATCAGAGACGCCAAATACTAACCCTCAAAACACAGGACCTTTAACTATGATTGGTACTGCAGTTCAATTAAATGCTAGTAAGACTCAGTCATTAAATGTTAAAATAAATTCACAATTGGCAGGATATATCATGTCTCCTAATCCGGATATGAAATATGTTGTGTATGAATTGGAAGAAGTTAATGGTAAGGTAACTCGAAAATATATTTCACAAAGTGTACAAGGTGTTGGTGGACAAGTATCAAATAACGAATTTAATATTACCTTGACAGATGTTGAAAGTTATTTTATAAATAATATACCGAAAATTGAAGGTAAAACACAAATAGATATTGTGTTTATTCTTAAAGCGTATAAAGGACAAGAACAACCTGTGGTGCAACAATTCCCGTTCAAAGTTTGGTATACATTACCAAATCAACCTCAAGTTCCTGTTGACAATGTTCCAACTAGTCAAACATTACCAACATTCCCACCTCAACAAATTGCGTTCATTAAAATAGGTGAGTCTACTGAGTTACAAGGAAATGGTTGGAGTTATTATAATATTAAAAAACCGGATGGAGGATATATTACATATCAATTAACAACTCAAGAACCATTTGACGAACCAAAAGCTATTAATAATAGAGTTTTATATGCTGAGACATATGAAATTGCAAGTTATGGTGGTAGTGGAGGTGCCTCAACTAAATACACTAATTTAATTAATATTAATAAATTGGGGAATTTTAGATTACAAGTACAATATAAACCGTATGGTAATACATCTCCGATTGGTGGTGAAGTTTTAGTTCAAACCATAGTAAGTGATGTTTTCACTTTATAACATAACGATATATTTATAATAAAAACAATTTTATGAACATAAAATCAGCATTAGACAACTATCTTGGGAAATCGACTAGAGTTTCTCAAACAGATAACGGTGACGGAACACAACAAGTTTGTGATTTAGACACAGGAGATTGTTACACAATCAGAGAAAGAGATGGTCTTATTGAAAGATCCGGACACCAAACAACTATTAATAGAAAAGTTAGAGTTGAGACTGCAGGAGGAATTAAACAATTATTAAACGGATAATCAAAATGGGTTTAGACAAGAAATTAATACAAGAAATAGCAAGATATCATAATATTAATAAGTATATTATGGAACAAGAGGCGGAAGTTCCTGAAGACCCAACAGCTGGGTTAGAGGCGTTAACTCCACCACCACCGGCACCGGGAGGAGAAGTTCCACCAGCACCTGCACCATCTGAAGCAGTACCACCACCAGCACCGGGAGAAGGGGCACCACAACCAATTGATGTTGCCAATGACCCTGACGTTGAAAAAATTGACGATGAGGGACAATCAGAAGAAACAAGTGCGGAAGGTGAAGAATCTGAAGAACTTGAAATAACTGATTTAGTTAATTCTCAAAAAAATATTGAAACAAAACAAGAAGAATATTTTGAAAACTTGTTTAACCAATTGTCTAACTTAGAGGCTAAATTAGGAGAAATGGATAATGTTATGAATAAATTAAACTCACTTGAAAATAAAATTGAGAAGTATCGTGAAAAAACTCCTCAAGAAAAATTAGAGTTGAGAAGTTACGATTCATATCCATTCAACCAAAAACTTTCACAATTCTTCGATGACAAACAAGAAGAGATGGAGAAAACAGGAAAAAATGATTATGTTTTAACTTCAGACGAAGTTGAAGATATTAATGTGAATGATATTAAAAATTCATTCCAACCTGGTTCTCAAGAAGATGACTACAAAACATCATTCAAACGATAACAAAAAATTCAAAGGTGTCTTAACAGACACCTTTTTTTATTTGACTTCACTAGTTTTATTACCTATATTTGTTGAACAATTTAATTAATCTTAATTTATAACACATGAGTTCATTAGACGCCGTATTGGCACAGTACGAAAATTCAAAACAATCAGGGGGCGGGGCCCAAGGAAAAATGTCGCAAGACGAAAGAATGAAAAAATATTTTGCACTTATCTTAGGTGATAAGGAGCAATCTGGACAAAGAAGAGTTAGAATCTTACCTACGAGTGATGGTTCTTCACCATTTAAAGAGGCTTGGTATCATGAGATTCAAGTTGGTGGACAATGGCAAAAATTCTACGACCCGGGGAAAAACGATAACGAACGTTCACCTTTAAACGAGGTTTACGAAGAGTTAATCTCAACCGGAAAAGAATCAGACAAACAATTAGCTGCTCAGTATCGTTCTCGTAAATTCTATATCGTAAAAGTTATCGATAGAGATAGAGAAGAAGACGGACCAAAATTTTGGAGATTCAAACACAACTACAAAAATGATGGTATCTTAGATAAAATCATTCCAATTTGGAGAAATAAAGGAGATATTACCGACGCTCAAATCGGTAGAGATTTAATCATTGAATTGACTAAAGCGAAAACTCCAAAAGGAAAAGAATATACAACCGTATCTACAATTATGTATGAAGACCAAGGTCCTGTACATACTGACCCGGCTCAATCTAATGAGTGGATTACTGACGAATTGACTTGGTTAGACGTTTACTCTAAAAAACCGGTAGAATACCTTGAAGCGATTGCTCGTGGAGAAACTCCAAGATGGGATTCTGAAAAAGGTGGATACCTTTACGAAAGTGATTCAGTAAATACAGAATCATTTGGTGGTGGAAAATCTCAAAGTTCAACACCGGTTGACCCTCAAGCGAACGATGAGGTAGACGAAGATTTACCTTTCTAATAAAGAATAATTAAACTTGGACATCTTGTCTAACTAAGTGTCCAAGTTTTAATAATATTATCATATGACGTTTAAAGAAGAAATTGACTTACAATTAAGAGACAATAAAATGTTATCTTATGAAATTCTAAGTCAACTAAAAGATAAAACATACTTCTCAGGTAGAAGTAAACAAATTGGTGATAGTGTTTTATTTGGAATGTTGGATGAAGGTACTAATGAAGATGGTGTGATAAGTAGTAGGTTAATTACTTTTCATGAAGAAGAAATTAATGTACTATATGAGGAGGATTCTTCAAAATACAATAGGAATAAATCAAACAAATTACCACACATTAAAAAAATAGAAAATGGCGATTAAGAAAAACGATTTCAAATCAATTAAAGATAAATTCTCGGTATCGGCAAAATACAAACCACAAAGATTTTTTGACTTAGGTCCGGATTTCTTGGATGCGGTTGGATTACCGGGACCAGCTATTGGACATATTAATATGTTCTTGGGTCACTCTGATACAGGTAAAACAACGGCTCTTGTAAAAACTGCGGTAGATGCTCAAAAGAAAGGTATTCTTCCTGTGTTTATTATTACAGAACAGAAATGGTCATTTGAACACGCTAAATTAATGGGATTTGATTGTGAGGAAGTGGTTGATGAGGAAACAGGTGAATTGGATTGGGATGGATTTTACATATTCAATAATAACTTTGACTACATTGAACAAATTACTGACTATATCAATAACTTACTTGACGAACAAGAAAAAGGAAACTTAGATTATAGTTTATGTTTTATGTGGGATTCAGTAGGTTCTGTACCTTGTAAAATGACTTATGAAGGTAAAGGTGGTAAACAACACAATGCATCTACATTAGCTGATAAGATTGGTATGGGTATCAATCAAAGAATCTCGGGTTCTCGTAAATCTGATTCAAAATATGAAAACACTTTAATCATTGTTAATCAACCTTGGGTTGAATTACCGGATAATCCTTTTGGACAACCAAAGATTAAAGCTAAAGGTGGTGAGGCGATTTGGTTAAACTCATCATTAGTTTATTTATTTGGAAATCAAAAAGGGGCGGGAACTACAAAGATTACTGCAACTAAAGACAAAAGAACTATCAAGTTTGCTTCAAGAACAAAAGTGTCGGTTATGAAAAATCACATCAATGGATTAGGTTATGATGATGGAAAAATTATTGTTACACCACACGGATTCATTGCGGGAAAAGATACTGCGGAAGAAAAAATTAATATTGAAAAATATAAAAAAGAATACGCAGAATATTGGAAAGACATCATCGGAACTGATGGTGATTTTGACCTAAAAGAAGAAAAAGAAGCTTAGTTTATTCACCATTAAATCACCATTGTGATTAAGACATTATTAATTGACGGGTCCAACTTAATGAAAATTGGATTCCACGGAGTAAAAGACCTATACAATGACGGAAGTCACTTAGGGGCTATTTACCACTTTATAAATACAATTCGGAAATTCCTTGAGGAACATAACTACGATAAGGTAGTTGTGTTTTGGGATGCCGAACATAGTTCATCCACTCGGAAAGAACTTTATCCACAGTATAAGGGAAATAGAAAACAAGATATGAATGAGTTTAAGTACGAATCATATCTACAACAAAACGCTCGTATTAAAGAATATCTTGAGGAAGTCTTTGTTAGACAAGTTGAGATGGTTTACAACGAGGCGGATGACTTGATTGCTTATTATTGTCAAAAGGCAACTAACGAAGATATTACCATTTTTTCGTCAGATAAGGACCTTACACAGCTTATTTCGGATAAGGTAACCATTTACTCGCCAAACGCAAAACAATACTTTAAACAGGGTGATATGATTACCATAAATAAAGTTCAGATACCACATTATAATGTATTACTTTGTAAGATTCTTACCGGAGATAGTTCAGATAATATTAGTGGAATTGAAGGTTTAGGTGAAAAAACTTTGGTTAAATTATTCCCGGATATGCTGGTTAAACCATGCACTATTAACGAAATAAGAGTTAATGCGGGGATTCTCATGCAAGAAAAGAAATCAAAAGTATTGGAAAATATTTTGACTGGTAAAACAAAAAATGGTATAATTGGTGAAGAGTTTTATACTACAAACGAAAAAATAGTTAATTTATCTAACCCTTTAATAACAGACGATGGAAAAGAATTAGTTGACCAAATTATCACAGACACTATTGACCCGACAGATAGGGGATATAAAAATTTAATGAGACTTATGATGGAAGATGGTCTCTTCAAATATCTTCCAAAAAACGATGAAGCTTGGGTAAACTTCCTAAGACCATTCATGAAATTAACAAGAAAAGAAAAACGAAACACAAACAAAAATTAAATTTATGAGAGAGCAAGAAAGTACTAAGATGGAATTTTTATTGACATTAAACGATAACATCGTAGTCCAAAGATTCTTTAACGTAAGAGGGTTTAACCCAAAAGCAAAAAGTTCGGTTGAACTATATGAATTCGTTGCTGAGTTCAAAGAAGAACTTCAAGAATACTTGAAAATGAAAACTTTAGTCTACATGATGGACAATAAAGATTCTATTATTCATGACCCAAGTATTATGGACACATCGTTCACTGATGGACCTGAAATGTTTAACATTATCATCAAATTAGGAGAACAGACAATTTGTCATAGAATTTTTGACGGAAAATTTTATCCACCAAAAGTTCGTTATACTGTCGATGTAAGACCTTTCTTGAAGGAAACACTTCGAGGATTGACTGACATTTTTTCAGATAAAAAATTAAGTTACAATTATTTGGAACTTGACTTAAGTAAGTAAGTATTTAATAATACAAGGGTAACTTTTAAAACAATTTATGAACAAAAATTTCGATTATTTAGGGAACACATTTCAATTACAATTACTGAATCAGATTATATTAGATAAGGACTTTTCATCTTCAATTATGGATGTTATTGAGCCAATCTATTTCGACAACAAGTACTTTAAAATCATTTTACAAATGACAAAAGAGTATCACAAGAAATATGAATCTACTCCTAATTTCGATACTCTTGAGCAGATAGTTAAGTCTGAAATCTCCCAAGAGATGGTTGCCAAGATTGTTTTGGACACATTAACACAAGTAAAGGAGGCACCTTTTGAAGGGACCACTTTCGTTCAGGAGAAAGCTTTGAAGTTTTGTAAACAACAAGAACTTCAAAAGGCGATGGACAAAGCTCAAAAGATTATTACTCAAGGTGATTTCGAGTCTTATGATAAGGTTGAAGGACTTGTGAGAGATGCATTACAGGTTGGGGAAATAGATAAAGGTCAAACAGATATCTTCGCTAACTTAGATACCGTACTTGATGAGGATTATCGTCATCCAATTCCAATGGGGATTAAAGGTATTGATAAACTACTTAAAGGTGGTTTAGCTAAAGGTGAGATTGGGGTTATATTAGCACCAACGGGTGTTGGTAAGACAACCATCTTATCTAAAATTTCAAACACAGCGTTTAACCTTGGTTATAACGTACTTCAAATATTTTTTGAAGACAATCCAAAAATCATACAAAGAAAACATTTCACAATGTGGACTGGTATTGAACCGGATAATTTGGTTCAAAATAAAGAAGAGGTAATGAGTAAAATTACTGAGATTAAAGAGACAATGCAAAATCGATTGGTTTTGAAAAAGTTAGCATCGGACACGATGACTATGAGTCAAATTAAGAATCAGGTTAGAAAGATGATTGCTGACGGAATTAAAATTGATATGGTTTTATTGGATTATATTGATTGTGTATTACCGGAATCAAGTAGTAAAGATGAGTGGAAAGCTGAAGGGTCTGTAATGAGAGGTTTTGAGGCAATGTGTCACGAACTTGATTTAGTTGGGTGGACTGCAACACAAGGTAACAGAGCGTCAATTTCATCTGAAGTTGTAACTACAGACCAAATGGGTGGGTCAATTAAAAAGGCACAGGTTGGTCACGTAATTATTTCTGTGGCTAAAACATTACAACAAAAAGAAATGGGTCTTGCAACTATTGCGATTACTAAAAGTCGTTTAGGTCAAGATGGGGTTGTTTTTGAGAATTGTAAATTCAATAATGAATTACTTGAGATTGATACTGAAAGTTCAGTAACATTCTTAGGATTCGAAGAACAACAAGAAGATAGAAAAAGAGATAGGGTTAAAGAACTATTGGAAAAAAGAAAACAAAGAGAACAGAGTCAACAACAAATTTAATTTAAAACATGAAAGAAAAAATATTAGAACCAAATAATGACAGATTTGTCATATTCCCTATTGAACATAATGATATATGGGAATTTTATAAACAACACCAAGCAGCGTTTTGGACTGCGGAAGAAGTGGATTTATCTAACGATATTAGAGATTGGGAAAACCTATCTGATAATGAGAGATACTTTCTTAAAAATATATTGGCGTTTTTTGCCGCATCTGATGGTATTGTAAATGAGAACTTAGCCGAGAATTTCTTAAAAGAGGTTCAGTACGCTGAAGCAAAGTTCTTTTACGGATTCCAAATTATGATGGAGAATATTCACTCGTTAATGTATTCATTATTAATTGACACTTATGTGTCTGATGAGACAGAAAAAGATGAATGTTTCCATGCAATTGACAGATTACCTGCAGTTCAAAAGAAAGCTAAATGGGCTCTTGATTGGATTGAAAATGCTTCATTCCAAGAAAGATTAGTTGCTTTCGCAGCTGTTGAAGGTATCTTCTTTTCAGGTTCATTCTGTTCAATCTTTTGGTTAAAATCAAGAGGAATCATGCAAGGTTTATGTAATGCCAATTCACTTATCTTTAAAGATGAGAATTTACATTGTGATTTTGCTATTCATTTGATTAATAATCATGTTGAGAATAAACCAAGTGAAAAAAGAATTAAAGAAATTTTATTATCTGCTTTAGAGATTGAAAAAGAATTTATTACAGAATCTTTACCTGTATCTTTAATTGGTATGAATTCTAATTTGATGAAACAATATTTAGAATTTGTAACGGATGGTCTATTAGTTAAATTTGGATGTAAAAAACAATTCAACGTTGAACAACCATTCAAATTTATGGAACAAATTGCTGTTGAGACTAAAGGAAACTTTTTTGAATCAAGAACAATGGAATACCAAAAGGCTAAATTAGGTGAATCACTAACATTCACTGACGATTTCTAATTAAAAAAACATGATGTCATTAAAAATTAAAAAAAGAGGGGGAGATGAGGTTTCATTTAACCCCCAAAAAATTTACAATAGAGTTAAACGAGCGTCTAAAGGGTTAAATGTTAACTCAGACGAGATTTTTATTAAAGTAATTACTTCAGTACCAACTGAAGGATTTATTACAACAAAAGAATTGGACAAATTAGTTTATGAAATTGCTGCGTCCTATACCGGAAGTCATCATGACTACTCAAGGTTAGCGTCTTCGGTGGCTATTTCATCTTATCATAAAGAAACTGATACAAGTTTTTGTAACACAATGCACACCTTACACGTTGATGGAGTCATTAATGATAAGTTAATGGAAACTATTGAATTATATGGTCCTGAAAATATTGATTCTGTAATTAATCACGAGAATGATTACAATTTTGATTATTTTGCTTGGCGTTCATTACAAGAAATGTATTTGTTAAAAACACCTGAAGGTAAGGTAATTGAAAGACCACAACATATGTATATGAGAGTTGCTCTATGGGTAACTAAATCATTTGAAGAGGCGGTTGAATATTACAATTCTTTATCAAATCAACTTATTTCACCTGCAACACCAATTATGATTAATGCGGGTACTAAAACACCTCAACTAGCATCTTGTGTATTGAAATACAATCACGGTGATTCAAGAGAAGGGTTATTACAAACATTAAATGATATCTCAACCTATTCATCAGATGCTGCTGGTATTGGTTTATGTATGTCTAACATTCGTAGTAAAGAAAGTAGAATTAATTCATCAGGTGGATTTGCGGGAGGTTTATTAAAATACCTTAAAATTGTAAATGAATCATTACGTTTCTTTAACCAACAAGGGAGAAGACCTGGTAGTGCCGCTATCTACATTGAACCTTGGCATAAAGACATTATTGATTTACTTGATATCAAAAAGAACACAGGTGCTGAAGAGATGAGAGCAAGAGATTTGTTTACATCAATATGGTTACCGGATAACTTTATGAATGCGGTTAAGAATAATGGTGATTGGTATTTGTTTTGTCCTAATGAGATTAAAAAGGCTGGTATCAAACCATTACAGGAAACTTATGGTGATGAGTATGAGGAAAACTACAACAAAGCGGTTGAACTTGGTCTTGGTAAAAAAGTGAAAGCTCAAACAATTTGGAATAAGATTATTGAATCTCAGGTTGAAACCGGAGTTCCTTACTTATGTTCTAAGGATAGTGCTAACAGAAAAACAAATCATCAAAACATTGGGGTGATTAAACAATCTAACTTATGTAATGAGATTTACCAATATACTGATGAGGAAACAACAGCAATCTGTACGTTATCTTCTATGGTGTTGAAAAACTTTATAATTAAAGGTGAGTTTGATTTTAACTTACTTTACAATGAAGTTAGAAAAGTTGTGAGAGCACTTAATAAAGTTGTCGACATTAATAGTTATTCAACTGAACAAGGTAGAAAAGGTGGTTTAGAACAAAGAGCAATTGCAATTGGAACTCAAGGGTTAGCAGACGTATTCTATTTAATGGATTTCATTTTTACATCTGAAGAGGCGAAGAAACTTAACAAAGACATTTTTGAAACAATCTATTTTGCTGCAATCACTGAGAGTTCTTATTTATGTCAACAAGGTTTATACAAACCATATAAATTTTTCAAAGGTTCTCCAATGTCTAAAGGAGTATTCCAATTTGATATGTGGGGTATGAATGAGGATAATTTATCAGGTCGTTGGGATTGGATGGGATTGAAAGATAAAGTTGCGGAATATGGTGTTTGTAATTCATTATTCACGGCTCAGATGCCGGTTGCATCTTCAGCTAAAATTACAGGTTCATTTGAAATGACAGAACCGGCTCACTCGGCTTTATTTAATCGTCGTGTAGTTGGTGGGGAAATTCTTATTGTAAACAAATATTTAATTACTGATTTTGAAAAATTAGGGGTTTGGAGTGAAGATTTGAAAAATGAAATCATTATGAACGAAGGGTCTATTCAAAATATTAATTTCAATCAATACCTTGATGTTGAAGATAAAAATTACAACAAGAAAGTTAAAAGAATTGAACACTTAATACCTAAATACAAAACAATTTGGGAAATCTCTCAAAGAGAACTTATTGATATGGCGGCTGACAGAGCACCGTTTATTGACCAATCACAATCAATGAATATCTATATGTCTGAACCAACTTTATCAAAAATTTCATCATCTCATTTCCATTCATGGGGTAAAGGATTGAAAACTCTTTGTTATTATGTTAGAACTAAAGCGATATCTACCGGAGCAAAACACTTAGCGGTTGATATTTCAAAAGTGAATCAACAAACTATTAAACAAGAAAAACCAAAAGTGAATCTTGTTGAACCTACAGTAAAACCAACAGATTCGGAATTTGAATGTTTTGGATGTGGTTCATAATAAAATCACCTATAATTATATTAATCCCGGCGATGTCGGGATTTTTTATTTTTAGGTATTTATAAGAAATAATCATAACACTATAATTATAGATATGGCAGACGGAACAACATATGGTATTAATTTTCCTTTTAGGGACTCAGTTAAAGGTGACTATTTACAACTAACTGAACTTGAGGCACAAGAAATTAAAGCGGATTTAATCCACTTACTTTTGACTCGAAAAGGTTCAAGATATTATTTACCAACATTTGGTACAAGACTTTATGAATTTTTGTTTGAACCATTTGATGGTTTAACATTTGATGCTATTGAATCTGACATTCGAGAAGCCGTTGGTACCTTTATGCCGGGTTTATTATTAAACCAAATAACAATAAGTCCTGCTGACCCTCAAGAAGAAGTTGATATAGCAACGGGTACCGCAACAGTGGGTAGTAGTGAATCGTCAATTTATAGATTCCCGGGTAAGGGAACTTCAGAATATACCGCAAAAATAAAAATAGATTACTCAACCAATAAATCAACTTTTGGTCCGAGTGATTTCGTTATCATTAATATTTAATATTGTATGGCAAATCGTAATATATCATATACTACAAGAGATTATCAGGGGATAAGAACTGAGTTATTAAACTATGTAAGAACTTACTACCCTGAATTAATACAGGACTTCAACGACGCTTCTGTGTTCTCTGTGTTTTTAGACTTGAACGCTGCGGTTGCGGACAACTTACACTATCACATTGATAGAAGTATTCAAGAAACTGTTTTACAATACGCACAACAAAGGTCATCCATCTATAATATTGCCAGAACTTATGGTTTAAAATTACCGGGACAAAGACCGTCTGTATCTTTAGTTGACTTCTCAATAACTGTTCCTGCTTTTGGTGATAAAGAAGATGAAAGATATCTTGGGGTTTTAACAAGAGGTTCTCAAGTAGTTGGTGCGGGTATTGTGTTTGAAAACATATATGATGTTGATTTTACTTCACCATACAATGCTCAAGGTTTCCCTAATAGGTTAAAAATACCAAACTTCAACGCTAATAATGTGTTGATTAATTATACTATAACTAAAAGAGAATTAGTAGTTAATGGTATTACTAAAGTATTCAAAAGAGTTATTACTCCGAATGATGTTAAACCATTCTTTGAATTATTTTTACCTGAAAAAAATGTATTAGGTATTACAAGTGTATTACTTAAGAGTGGGACTGAATACACTAATGTTCCATCTACTTCAGAATTTTTAGGGGCGTCAAATAAATGGTATGAGGTTGACGCACTTGCGGAAGACCGAGTATTCATTGAAGACCCAACAAAAGTATCTGACCAACCGGGTATTAAAGTTGGAAAGTATATTCAAACATCTAATAGATTTATAACGGAATATACTCCTGAAGGATTTAAGAAAATGACATTTGGTGGTGGTACAAATACCGCTCAAGATTCATTAGACCAATTTACAACAGTTGGTGCTACAATTGATTTACAAAGATATTCAAACAATTTCTCATTAGGGTCTGCGTTAACTCCTAACTCAACACTATTCATTCAATATCGAGTTGGTGGTGGATTGGCAACAAATTTAGGGACAAATGTTATTAATCAAATTGGTACTGTAAACTTCTTTGTAAACGGACCATCTGAAACAACAAACTCATCAGTGGTTAATTCATTAAGATGTAACAACGTGACTGCAGCTATTGGAGGTTCAGGTGTACCATCATTAGAGGAAATTAGAAACTACGTATCATTTAACTTCTCCGCACAAAAAAGAGCGGTTACGGTTCAAGACTACGAGTCAATTATTAGAAATATGCCGGCTGAGTTCGGAGCGCCTGCAAAAGTTTCAATTACGGAAAATAATAATAAAATATTAATTCAATTATTATCTTATGATACTTCAGGAAAATTAACAAGTATTGTATCAGACACTTTAAGACAGAATGTTGCAAATTATCTATCGAACTATAGAATGATGAATGACTATATTTCAATATTAACTGCTGAGGTTATTGACTTGAGTATTGATGTTCAGATTGTTTTAGATTCTGCTCAAAATTCAGGACAAGTTATTGCGGATGTTGTTGATAGAATTTCAACTTACTTCAATCCTCAAACAAGGGAGTTAGGTCAAAATGTTTATTTATCTGAGTTAAAAAGTATTGTTCAAAATCAAAACGGTGTATTAACTGTTGCGGGATTAAACGTTTATAATAATGTTGGGGGTCAATATTCATCCGCTGAAACATCTATGGAATATTCGGATGCTGAGACTAAAGAAATTGCAACTGTTGATGATACAATCTTCGCACAACCATCCCAAGTGTATCAAGTTAGATACCCTAACAAAGATATTAGAGTATCTGTTAAAAATTTCCAATCAGTTACCTTCTCTTAACAGGTTTATTTCTGGCTTAACTAGTTTATAATTAAATATGGTGTGTGTTAACTTGAAAAATCACACATAAACTATTTATAAATTAAAAGAATTGAATGGGTCAGTCATATAGAATTAGAACCGAATTAGGTATTAACAAAACAATCAATGTTCAGTTAGACCAAGATTTTGAGTTCTTAGAAATCTTATCGTTAAAAATACAACAAACTGACGTTTATAGTAGAAGTTGTTCTGAATACGGTGTTGTTGTTGGAAGGGTTACTGCGAATAACGGATTTGGTGTTCCAAATGCCAGAGTATCTGTATTCATCCCAATATCATCGGTAGATGAATCCAACCCACTGATAACAAGTATTTATCCTTACAAGTCTCCAACGGATAAAAATGAAGATGGTTTTAGGTACAATCTTTTACCTTATGAAAAGTCGTATTCTACTCACGCGGCGACAGGTACTTTACCTACAAGAGATGATGTATTAACCGATGGAATTGCGGTTGAAATTTACGACAAATACTACAAATACACAACTAAAACAAACGAGAGTGGTGACTATATGATAATGGGTGTTCCATTAGGGCCGCAAACTTTAGTAATGGATATTGACTTATCAGATATTGGGGAGTTTTCTTTAACACCTCAAGATTTGATTAGAATGGGTTTGGCCTCTGAAGCTCAAGTTGCCGGTAACCGATTTAAAACTTCAAATGATTTATCATCACTACCTCAAATTGTTAGTTTAACAAGAACATTATCAGTTGCTCCATTATGGGGTGACCCTGAAATATGCCAAATTGCGGTTAACCGTGTTGACTTTGACCTTAGAGATGATGCCAATATTGATATACAACCAACTTCAGTGTTCATGGGGTCTATTTACTCAACCGCAGATTCGCAAAGACTTAGACGAAATGCTAAACCATTGGATGATATGGGTAATTTATGTCAATTATCTACAGGTCCTGGGTCTATTTTAGCGATACGACAAACAATTAATTATGATGCTGACGGTAATCCAATACTTGAGTTATTTCAATTAGAAAAATCGGGTAATATTATTGATGGTAATGGTGTATGGATGACTGAATTACCAATGAATTTGGATTACTTTATTACTAATGAATTTGGTGAAAAAGTTTTATCAAACGACCCTACAGTAGGAATCCCTACTAAAGGGAGATATCGATTTAAAATTAAGTGGTCTCAATCACCTAGTTTATCGGAACAAACAAGACGGGCCTATTTCTTAGTACCAAATGTTAAAGAATATGGTTGGGGTAATACTGACCCTACAGACTCAGGAGGTCTCAATGAGGAGAGACAAAAAAGTTCATATTATTTTGGTCTTGATTGGTCAGGATATACGGAAGGATTTTATGGAACAACTGCTAATGATATTGCATTACGTAATAATATATTAAATCAAAAAATAAATTGTGAAGATACTTTTTATCAGTTTGAATTTAATAAAGTTTATACTGTTTCAGGTTTTATTGACCAATTTAAGAATGGTGCTAAAGGTAGGTTTATTGGTATTAAAGAAATTGATAGTAATGAATGCGCGACTACAATTAATAAATTCCCGGTTAATGAAGGGTTTAGGAACTTTGATTTATTCTTTTTCATATTTTCAATAATATTACAAGTAATTCAATTAATTGGATTACCTTTATTAATTATCTATCACTTTTTAGCTTTTTTATGGAATAATTTTGCAGTTGCAATAATAGCTTACATACTTTATGAGTTAGGAAAAGAAGTTATTGCTCAGGGTTCATTAGTTGCCGGTGCAATTGCGGGTAGTGCCTCGTTTGGTGCGACGGCAGGTCTGATAATTGGACATTCATTGTTAGCTGCGTTATATGCGGCGGCGATTATATTCATTTTAATTAAATTTGAAGAAATTGTTGCTTATAAATTTGGTAGGATTAAATTACCGATGATAACTTATCCCGATTGTCAATCTTGTGAATGTGACTCTGAAACAACTGAACCAAATCCTGATGATGATACAGAACAAGCACCTGCTGCTGGTCTATTAAGTCAACTTTCTAATGGAGGTCAGTACGCTGAAAATTTACAAACCAATGCTTCGACAATACCAAATCGAACTTGGCCACCTGTTGCTGCTGATGATGAGAATTATGACACATATTTTCAGATGGAATCACTTATGCAAGGTCAAGGACTTGGAGGTAGTTTATCAAGACCAAATAAACCAACAATTTTTAAAATTAATAGTTCTAGAATTTATTCATTTCCGGGGGTAGGGGATTTATTAGTAGATGGTTTTACGATTCCTCCTGGTGAAAGAGTTAATATTTACAATACCCGAAAAAAATTCTTTGATAATGTAAATAAGATTAAAGTTACTTTTTCATTGCCAACAAACGGTACAAAAAGTCATTTTGATAATACATTGACAGTATTAAGTGTTTTGGACTTAGACCCGGGTACATTATTATCATTTGTTGACCCAAGAAAAACTAAAGATACAAATTATTTATATTCTGCAACTACAGCGAATGGGGGTTATAAAGTTAATGGTATTAATGGTATTATTAAAACAAGTGCTTTTACTGCTGATGTACGTTATGCGACCAGTCAAACTTCTGATACTATTGTTACTTATGATATTCCGGCATATCCTTCCGATTGTGTGAAAAGTATGGTTATTTCAATAACAGAACCTGGGACCGTGACTTATCGAACTTGTCCGGGTTCAAAAGTAACATTATTGTTTACAGGTCAAACGACAGGGACTACTAATCCTGAGGGGTTAATTACTCCTGAATTTCCATTAATTACAGGTATTACAAATGTTGATTGTATTGATTTAACAAATACAGGAGGAACTGCTGAGTATTCCGCGGTGACTTACGGAGTAGGTTGTCAAAATTATATTTATCCATCGGATATTGAATATTATCAAGTATTGACTGCTATTACTATTACTAAAAAAATTGTAAATGGAAAACCAGAGTATTCATTTCCGGGTTCTGTTGGTACAACCAATCCAAGTTTTTGGAAAACGTTAAATGCTGAAAATAAATTGGCAACTTTTGAATATGTTTGTGGTGAGGGGGGTAGAGAATGTGGTCTTGTCCCGTTAAGTTACCCAAATTACACTAGATTGACTAATAGTGATAATGGTTTTTCAAGTACTCAAATACCTAATGCAATCTATTCGGCAGCAACATCAAATTTTGCGGACTATGAAAATCAAAAAGTTCTAATATTACAAAGAGGGGTTGACCCGTATTCTCCGTTAATGATAAATAAGTATGGTATTGGACGTATATTAGGTTATTTAGATGAAGATGCTGTGACTTTTACCGCGATGACAAGAATGAATATACCAATTCAGGCATTACCACCTAATAATGGAATTTCAGTACAAAAACACGATAACCAAAACAATATATGTTATTCATCTTATTTTTATACTCCGGGAATTGTTGGACAAACAAGTCCGGGTCTTAATTATTCTGCATATACGACACCAAATTTTGGTTTTTATGGTGCGTTAGATTCATCATTATCAAAAGTCTATACCAACTCACCACCATTACTCTCAACTGATTATGTTCAAAACATATCAGTTAATACTTCACCTCCTCCTATAACCGGAGTTGCGTCAAAAACAAATAATCGATTTTATTCTGCGAGTATTGCTGACAATTATTATGACGGTGCTGAAGATTTGTCAGGGGGTGCGATTATGACAAAAGGAAATTATGTTATAACAAGGATTTGTATTAATTTTGCTAATACTTTTGATTTGAGTTGTCTGTGTGTTAGGGAATATTGTGACTATGCAATATGGGGGTTTTTACCGAATTCCGCACCGACTTATTTTAGTCCTATTTTATATCCAACATCTACCGGAACTAGTGAGGTAAATATGTCTAACTCATCTCAAATTATTATGAGAACCGATAGATTACCATCTTCTGATTATATTGATGATAAAGAAATTTTAACAGGTAGTGTCAGTTTATTACAGCAAAATGCCGGATTCGCGGTTTACCCTGTTGGTGGGGGTGGATACACATTTAACAACCCATCAATTTCATTAGGTGCTGATTTAGTCACTGCGGATATTGAAGGTCAATTGGCTGCAACTAATGTACTTACCACTTTAGGAAGTTGTGAAGACATGGTTGGTTTAGATTGTTATAGTGGTAATGGTGTAAATTTCGGTGTTCAATTAGGGTGTCAAGCAGGTGATGTTGTTGAGAATGGATGTTACATAATGGTTAATGACCCATTGTTTTCTTTAGGACAAGATTTAGGAACATTTGCTGAATGGGGTTTTAGATTTAGATTCTTCTATGGATTATGTCGAGGAGTATTATCACAATCATTTATGAATAATTGGGTTAATGGTAGTTTATATGCCTTTCCAATACAAGTTGACACTTATTTTAATAAATTAAATCAACCTGAATCACCAAAATTTGCTAAACAAGTTGTGTATTATGAAAAAGATACAAATAATTTTTATTATAGAAGTTCTCCTTTTAGACTAACAGGTGGTACTTCAGGTGAGGGTGTGTTTATTGGTAGACCGGTGGCGGGATTAAGTGCTCCGGTAAACAGAAGAAATTTATTATTCCCTACAACAATTATTAATTTAGGGATTAAAGATGATTTTTATAAAGAAATAATTTTTGACCCATCTGCTAAAGGATATATTATGAAAAGTCTTGTACCGACAAGTTATTCGGATACTTCAGATTTAGTTAATTTATTTGTGATTTCGAGAATCACTGATGAAGGATTTTTACGTCAAATTTTTGCTTTTGGGGATAACGCATTACAACAATTATTTAGTAGAGACGGTAGTTCAAGAAGAATTGATGCGGATTTAGCACAATCAATGTCTATTAATTCTGAATATGGGGTGATACCATTTTCACCTCAATTTTATAGTGTAACAGGAGCTGTTGATGACCCGGTACAAATACTTGGTGATTTATCAAAACCGACAATGGCGGTGTTTTTTTCGTCAACAACTCAAGATATACAAAATAAAGATTATTTAACTCCCGGGGTGATAGATTTTAGACCATCAAATAATGCAAATGCTATTACATATCCTTATGGGATTAAATCCCAAGAAGTACCTTATTATCAGTGGAACATCAAATCTACGGCAACCGCAGGAGTTTTTGGGGAACAAGGGAATAATTGGGCAACAAACACAAACGATATTTTTTCAAGACGATATCAGTCTCTTGATAGAAGGGCAATTATTACACCAAGTTATATGATACCGTCAATTTATAGTATTAGTGACCAATTTGCTCGTGGATATTTATTTAATGGTAATGCAACTACGGTTAATAATTTTACTTATGTGGCTACTGCGGGTAATTGGTCTAACCCAACTACTAAATTTTTAGTTGGTGCTCCAAATCATTTCTATTTTGGTTTGATTAAAGGTGAGACGGCATTAGATAAATTTAAAGAACTATATTCGATAGATGAATAATTACACAATAATACCAAGTAACCTTAAATATAAAGGTGCTCCTTCTGTAGATGAAAAGGTTTCAATATCTTTAGACCAAACAAGTCATGAGATAACGGAATACGATAGGAGTGCCACTATAAGTCTTGCTCAAGTTTATGATGATGAGAGACAGGGTTGTACTGTTTTTAGACCAACTTTTAAGGTTAGGTATTTGTATGATAACACATACACGGGAACAACAACATTTTTACCATTTCAATATAATTTATATTATGTGAATGCTGAACAATCATTTGTCAGTGGTACGTGGAAAGGATTTCCTCAGTATTATGAGTTTGATTTTTTTAGACCAATTGTTGATAACCAACATTTCCCTTATAAGTCAAAAAGTGCTTACACATATAATTGGATGTACTATTTAACATATCCTCACGCTAATAACTATAAAAAGAATTTGGCGTATTATTCCGATATACCTAATGGAGATATGAATTGGTTAGCGGAAGAGGGAATTCCATTTATTATTGAAAATATTGAAATTAATGGTAATGGTTTAATATCCTTTAAATGTATTGGGTCTCATGGATTAACTCCAAATGAATATGTTGAATTGTCTTTAACTTATAGAAATTCGAACATATTTCAAGTTTACTCATTAGGTAATGGGTTAGTGGATAGTGATGAATATGTGTTTAATGTTTTAAACATTGGATACACAGGTAATACATTTGCAGATAATGTTATGGGTACTTTTAAGAGAGTGATTAACCCTGATAATTTAACGGAAACTAAATCAAAATATTATGTTAGAGAGCATAAAGTGATTACTAATTTAGATGACCTTATTGTTACTAAAATTGGTTTTGAAAAAAATGTGTTTAGAGAAGATAAACAATTTGAATATAGTTCAATAACTCCTAATAAAATTTCTAGGGTGTCACAAAAGACAAGTAGTAATGCTTACAATATGACATCGGCATATGATTTAGATTTTGCGGGTTATATTGATAATCAAAAACGACCATTAAGTGAGATTTTTCTAACAATAGTTAATAAAGGATATTCCGGATATTTTAATGAACCTTCATTTGGAGTGGGATTAAAACAAGGTTGGGAATTTAACTTAACAAAAGAGGTTAATGAATATTGGGATTTAATGAATAATGAATCAAATACTACTGTTCCATTATCTTCATACACTCAAACTAGTGGTGCCACCAAAACTTTTTATTACAATGGTGATTTAATGAAGGGTGATGTAATGGATGGTGATTTTTGTGAGTGGAATGATTATGAACAAATTGAGAGAGTTATTTCAACATATTATCATAAAATAAATTATAATCAAACAGTTTTCCAAACAATGAATAATCCGGACACTAATTCATTTGGATTTTATTATCAACCTCATAATAAAATGACTTTGAGAGTTTTCTCGGATTATATTGAAACGGGAGATGTTAATTTTATTGACCAAGTACCAAGTTATTCGTTTTATTCAAGTGCCGACCAACAATTTAGATGGAGGGATTTGTATACTTATGGTTTTACAGATAATTTGGAGAGAGGGGTTGATTATCCGTTTTTAAACACCGCTCATTACCCATTTGAAGATATTACATTTAGATTGATACCGGAAGGAATAAACTATAATGAGAGCCTATATGGCGTTGATTTTGCTGTAAAACCATTGATTGATGAGTGTGAATAAAGTAACAATAGTGCCTGATGGTTTGGATAAACAAATCAATATACCGGTAAGACTAACTTGGGATTATTTAGGGTTGGACATGGCAGTTGAAGAATATGAAACTGAAGTTATTACCGAAGCGATTGGTGTTGGGCGTGACTTTGAAATCAGTCGATTTGCTCATGCTCCGGATGTAACAACAAATAACACTGAAATTAATTATGAGTTTTACTTTTATTCAGGGGGTTCAACTTATGATATTAATAATTGGAAGATAAATTATTTAGGTGAAGGATTTACACCTCAAGACTTGTATTATTATACGAACAATTTTTCTAACTCGTTTTTTAAGTTGGATTTTTACGATAATACGGATGAGAAAAAACAAACAAATTATTTAACGGTTATTATTCCGACACAACAGGGTCTTAAAATGACAACTCCAATGCAAAGAATTATTGTGGATGTTAGAAAACCAAAATTTGTTTTAGATTATGTTGGTGATAAAGAAGGGTTTTTCCTTTATTGGTTAAAGAAAAGGAACTTTTTAGATATTGACACCTTTTATATGTCGGCTAAGTTTTATAATGCTAAGACAGGGCAATTCACTAAATTGATGACAAATAATCAAACAACTACCCCACCAATAAAAATAGGACCTCAAGCGAATTTTGCGTTGAACTCTAATCAATATCTTTTTGATAATAATACGCTATTTTATTATACCGTAAATTTGGATTATAAAAACCAAACATATCAGGTAATTAATAGTCTAGGACAAAGAATCGGGACAACAGTTCCCATAAAATGGTATGAATACCTTAATCCACCTGTATAATGGAAGATTTTTATAATATTAAAATATCACCCGAAACAATTCTTCGTGACTTATCAGTTGTTGATTATGATGGGACTCCGGTTGGGGTTTATTCTGCAATGACACAAGTTGTTAGTTCAGGAGTTAACGGTAGTTCATTACTAACAGGATTGACAATTCCTATTTTGATAAGACAAAGTGCGGTTGATGCGGGATATTATAGTCCATTTGATGGTGCGGTATTACAAAAAAATGTAGTTGCTAATTTTATATTTTCATCAACAACGTCAAGTCCTTATGTTTTTAATGTTTATAACACTTCTGACGAGTTCCAAAAATTTTTAGAGTTATCTGCTTATATTATTGATTGGGGTGATGGTTCACCAAAACAAACAATAACAACTTACGCACCTAATTCAATTAATCATACATATCCTCAGTTACCTAAACAATATACGATTAAATTAGAACAAACAAATCCATGGGGAATTACAACAGTTTCAAAAACAATTACGGTTCCTTTTAGTGATGTTGTTATCTATAATCCTGAGGGAGAGGCATTTTTTGCTCCGTCATCAGGTAATTGGATTGGTACTTCTGTATCGTATAATTACATATTTTCGGGAGATGCGATAAATGAGGTTAGTGCTCAAACATCAAATAATTACGTCTCAATACCATTCACAATTTCAGGTATTACAAAATCGAGAATTAATGAATTAAAGACGTATGGAACATTAAGTATTAATGATAGAATTGGACTTCCGGTTATTAGTAACGGTCAAATATGGGGGGCAATTACAGATGTCACTTCAATTTACACCGCCTATACAGTTAATACAGTTAATTACTATGATTATATTGATGGGACCACCATTTATTTTGAACAATCGTCAGGATTAACTGACAATAATTTAACTGCGGTTCCAATAACAAAAGATGAGGTATTATTAAAAGTAATTGACCAAGCTCAAGTTCAAACTAACGTTTTTGTTGAAAGAGGTAAGAATAGTGCTTACGAAAGAATACAAAGACTTGGGGAGGTAGATAACTTGGGGGATATGATTAATTACGGATATGGTTTTTTTAATGTGATTAACAAAGAAAACTAAAATGAAAAAAAGAACTAAACTATTTATAAATTAAATAAGAAGATATGGCAATTGGAAGCTATGGTACTATAAGACCGTCAGATGTTTCACCAGCGGATGTTGAAATCATAATGAATTACACCCCAAGTAGGGACGTTACGGATGCCTTTGTCCTAACAAAATTAGATGCTCAAACTATTTTACGACCTTATTTTGAGAATTCGGAAACAGGTGGTAATGCCGGTGTTGAGGTTTTAGGTGGGTTGTATAATTTAACATTACCTGCAAGTCAGTTTAATGCTTTAGGATTTTATACCCTTTATTTAAGACCTGCTCAAATTAGAACTGTAATTACTGATTGTGGAGTTTTAAGTGCTCTTCCAAATGTTAAAGGGTTGGTAATTGATTTGGCAAATGTACCAACACAATATCAAAATAAATTTGTTCCTCAAGGGTTAGTTGGTTTTAGAATCGAATACTTAAATCCGGACGGGTCAAAAATTCCAAATTTCTTTAGAGTAGTTACTTCAAGTTTCTATTGTGAACCTGTTGTAACAAACGAAGTTAATACTCAACAAAAGGCGATTAGATATAGATATGTTGACGGTTCATCAAATTTACTTTTCTTGACTTTATCACCGTCATCTTCACCAACAAACAAACCAAACGCAACACCGTTTATTGGTCAACCTAGCCAAGATATTATAATTTCAAATACATTTTTTAATCCAATTACATTGGAAATAGAAATGGTTGAATACGACATATCATCTCTTGCAATTGCTCTTTATGGTAATCAAACCAAATCAATTGATGATGGTATCTACACAATCTACGACTCTGCTAATAACATTTACAGACAATACAACTTATACGAGGTTAGAGACCAATTTAATGCGTTGTTATATGAAGTTAGACAGAATAGAGGTAATAATATTGATTTTAGTAAAAACTTCACAAATATAACAACTTAATGGCAGTAACTACGAATACGACAAAATATTTCTATCCGCCGAGACCCGGAAGTGGGGCTGCGACTTTCTCCGACAACATTGTAGGTTTACAGACTGTTGAGGGAGGAGGTTTAACGCAAGGTAATTTTGAGTTTACTACATCGGTTACTGAAAAAGTTAGTAGAAACTTTAATGTAGGGGCATTTTCTGAACCGTTAAGTTTACAATCATTAAACATTGAGGATGTTGCTGAAAGTAGAAGAATTATTGCGACTCAATTTAGGGTTTATCCTAATTATGATGTTTCTCAAGTTCTTAATTTCTCAATGTATGGTTCATTACGTAAGAGATTTCAAGTATCGGCGACTAAAGTAATTCATTATTTTCCTGCTTCATTAGATGTTATATTTAATAACTTAGAGTTTGTTACCGGAGCAACCGCGGTTAACATTTCTTACGATTCGGTTAATGATGAAACATATTTTGAAGTGAATGTCGATAGGATTAATAATCCTTTTGATATTGATTACTCAGTTAGTGCGGCTACTAACTTAAACTTAAGGGAAATAACTACATCACCTTATCGAAATTTGTATAACACTTATTTAGATTATTGTGTTAGTATTAATGATGACATCTTTAAGATTGTATCATTCCAACCATCACCAACATTAAGTACAGGATACATTTCATTTTATGTTTCAGG